AAGTCCCATGTGTATCTCTGTGTTGCTGAAAAATCCGAATTTGACCCAGGTAATGTGTCAGTTCCGTTTATAAATGTAACAGGAAATCCCGATGTTGCTTCCTCGTTGATGCCCCTCACTGTCGAGTCTGCTATGTCTATTTTTACCGAGTGCGAAGAATAAACTTCAAAATTGGCATCTGCACTCTGTGGTATCTGTTCCGGTGCCGCTGTGGAGTGAGATAACAATGTTAACCTAATTCTGTATTTGGTATCACCCGGTCCTGTTCCTGCCACAGACGAGTCATCTGCGGAACTGCTGTTTGTGTATGTGTGTGATAATCTTGATCCTGATGCACCCCCAGACGCCGAGTCGTTGGCAACAGAGTCCGAAGTTCCGTCTCCCCAATCCACTTCGTATGTACAATCAGAAACAGAGTTTGTGGTAGTATTTTCTAGATAAACTGTGTTTCCCGAGTCTGTTTTTGTAATTGTTGAACCTCCCGACGATGCTGACTTTATGTTAAAGCCAACCACCGGAGCCGCCGAAGCCACAGTAATGTAGTTGGTCCTTGTGGACTCCGCGAAACTTCCTGATGAGTCTGTAGTGGCAGTGTTATCAAATGCTTTTACAGACACCGTCATCGGTGATCCCGATGCTTCGTTGTAGGTGTGGCTTGGTGTTGAATCTGATGTTGCGACTGTTTGTGTACCATCTCCCCATGTAATTGTGTACCTTATGTCTCCGTCTGCCGCGGGCACTGTTGTGATTGTCAATGTGACTGTGTCACCTAGTGAAATTGATGTTGCGTCTGCCACAAATGACACAGATTTCACATAAGTTCCGTTCCTGATGTTTTCCATTGTTTCGTTCAAGTCATCGATAGCATCCGTCATTGTCTGTGATGGATCTAGTCCTAGGTATGCACCATCACCATAAGTGGAATCTGTTGGTGTGCCGAGTGAGATTGTGCCTCCCGCCGACACAGTTGCTATCTGATCATCCACATATTTCTTTGTTGATGCATCTGCATCTGCCACCGGTTCACCTATCTGAATTTTTTGTAATGTTGAAGATGAGAAATCTGTTCGTGTGGATCCGTCATCCGGTGTGGTCACAAATCTGAATTTGTCCACAGTTTCGTCCCAATAGAAAACTGCGTTGTCTTGTGCTGTTCTGTTAATCATCAAACCAGCATCTGTGGCACTCGATGCGTTCTCGTTAATGACTAGGATGTTGTCTTCGACAACTAAATTTTGCGTGTCTATTGTTGTGGTTGTACCTTGGACTGTAAGGTTACCCACAACGGTTTGATTACCTTGAATTCTTGCGTCTCCGTTGACGTCCAGGGCAAAATTGCCCGGAGAATCTGTTTTTATACCAATCCTGCCGTTTGAAACATCAACGTACAAAAGATTTGTGTTGAAAGCCAAATCCTGTTGACGGATAAGATTAGATTCTAATAATTCACCTGCTATCTTTGTTATTGCCATAATACTACCTTGATATTTACCAATTATTCATACGGTTGTTTACACACACTAAATAATCATTATATGGCACTATTACCCATTAACAAAATTGAAAAAGTTGCTGAAAAACGTATTCAAATTCAACAACTTGACGTTTACAAAAATTCCATAAGTGGTGATGCCATCCACGGTGGCACCATAACAAATTTTCAAAGTAGTGGTGTAAAAGATCAAGCAGATTTCACAAGATTAGTCATAAAAAATGACTGTGTGGAAGTAGAAACCGACTTGCATATCAAAGGCACAGTTAAAGTTGAAAATCTAGAATACGTACAAGCACAGGTTCCCAAACTGAATGTGATGGAAGCATTAATGATCGACCACAACGAGGTTGTTTGGAAGAATGCTTTGGGTAAATCTGTTAAAAAAAGTAGCCTAGAAGAGTTGGGTGTGCTTAAAAATCTTCAAGTTAGAAATACTTTTTATGTGGCCGACGGCCGTGTTGGAGTCAACACAACGGCACCTAGTGCAGACTTTTCTGTAAATTCGGGCGGTTATGAAATTATCACACGAATGCACGAACACAACGCCTTTGTTGGCACACATTCTCACGTGGCATTTGCTATAGGAACAGACGACACTCCTAGATTGATGTGTCGTGCCAACGGCGATATTGTGATAGGAAACGAAAACAACAAACCTGTTAAACTCAATGTTTGGGGACAACTAGGTGTTGGTGTTAAGTATCCAGAAGAATCATTGCATGTTTCGGGAAACATAAAATTTGCAGAAAGAACTTTCGCATCCGGAGTGCAAGTACCCAACGAAGGAAGATGGGATACAGGATCGATCATTTGGAACGAAGTGCCAGAAAAGAATCAGCCGGTCGGTTGGGTATGCATCAAAGGTGGCAAACCAGGTAATTGGCGACCATTCGGAATGGTGTACTAACCTAATTCCACACAGCAACTAAATCTAACTTGGAAAAAATAATGGTATATGATAATGCCTATTATAATGCCTTCCATGAATGCAATCATGACACAGGGTACCGGATATTTTTTTATAAATTTTATTTTGTATTTGATTAATTTATTCGCCCAACTTATGCAAGTTGTGAATAACTGTGATAATATGTCCATTGGTTGCACCGTCGTTAGCAGGCGGAGCCGAACCAAAAGTTATCTGTCCACCGGACAGTGTGTAATTTGTTTCCGGAACTTGGTATACACCGCCAACAAATACTACTATGTCTGAAGAACTTGATGGTGACACGCTTAAAGTTGCCGCTGTTGATCCGTCTAATGTATTTCCCGAACCTCCACCAAAAACAACAGTTGTGCCATCGCCTTGAAACTTGTCTATTGTAAGAGTTTTTTCTCTTGATGCTTCTGATACATTGTACCATTGTGCGCCGTTGTAAACTTGATACGTTGAAGTTGTTGTGTTATAGATTATTTGCCCGTTTTGTCCTGAGGGTCTGTTGGCAGTTGAGACTTGTGGTATCTCTACCGCAGTACCACCCTGTCCTAGTTCTTGATTTTTAACGAACCTTCCCATGGTGTTACAATCCTATAGTTGATACTGTTACTATTACCTGTCCTGTGGAATCAGCATTTTGCACATAAATCTTGTCACCGTTTGAGAGTATCATTTTCTCAGTGTCGATGATGTAACTGTCAGTTGCTGGTATTGTCAGTGAGTTGTAAATTTTATTGTTTTCGGTTGGCACAGTTGTTGAGCCGTCATTTGGTAGTAGGTATATGTCAATCACTGCATCCGAGCTCGTGATGTTGCACATATGTATTGAAGTCACTGCCGTGTCAGCCGTGGCCGCAAATACATGATCTAATGCTGTTATAGTTGTTGGTGCTTCTCTTTGTGTAATCGCCATTTTTTATCCTAACGCAATGGCCAATGCCGTTGCTTTCTTTTTACTTATCAGTTCTCCAGCCGCTCCTGAACTTACCGCGGAGTTAACAAAAAATACCCCAGTTCCGCCACCGCTTGGTGTTTGTGCAAACATCTTGGTAACTGCTGTTGCTGATGGTTCACCTGATCTGTTTGCGTTGAAAGTTAGTACATCGTTTATCACCACACTACCGTTGCTGTTAGCACTCAATGTCAGATCTGCATTGGTAGAACTGTTCGTGATCGAGTGTATGTCTGTCAAATTGTTGTTTAAATTGACGGTGATAGTGTCAGGTTCTGCCGCCACGGTATTGATGTTTGTACCGCCTGCGATGTCAACTGTGTTTCCTGATGTCACTGCAACTGTGGTTGAGTCATCACCTGTAAAGTTTATTGCAAAGGTACCAGCGGCACTGTCTACATAATTCTTTGTTGCCGCGTCCGAGTTGTCCGATGGTTCCGCTACTCTGATGTTTGCCAATGCTGTGTCTGTTATTGTCGTTCCACTTCCGTCTGATGTAGTGGCAACTAGTTTGAACACGTTGTCGCCCTCGTTCCAATACATGGCCACGTTGTTATCTGCTTGGTAACCTGTCTGGCCTGATCTGTTGATTATGATACCAGCATCAACATCAGTTCCTGAATTGTTTCTTGCCAAAACAATTTGCGGATCATCAATTGTGAGTGTTGTGCTGTTGACTACTGTATTTGTACCATCTACTACAAGATCGCCCTTGACTCTGGTTGTTTTTGTGTCAAGAATAACCGAGTTTGAACCACCCGATCCGTCACCAGTTTTGATAGTGTAATCTTCTTTTGTTCTAAGAGTTTTTGCCATTTGCTATTATTTATGTTGTAAATGGGGGAGCGTGTAACTCCCCCAAAAAGCACGTGTTCTAAGATTACTCAGATACGATGTCGATGTTACCGTGTCCGCTCTCGATAGAACCTTCGATGTCAGTTCCTAGAGAGTACGGTACTGTACCTGTATTACCAGAAGCATCAACGTAGTGTACTGTTTTATTGTAGAATTTCTCTACGTACGCCACTGTTGAGTCGTCTAGTGTGACCTGTACCATGAACTCACCTAAGCCGTTGACGTTGTCGTTGGCCAATGAGCCAGGAGCAACTGCTTTTAAAAGCATGTCGACTTCTGTTGAGTCTTCTAAGTGGACCTTGAATTTCTTAGATCCTCTTTGTTTTACGATGTAAGCAGTTGTTGAATCAACTTTTGAACCACCGAATGGTCTGTAAGCCGTCACGGCGATCTTAGCGGCAGTAACTCCACCAAAGCTCGAGACAAACTTATCTTTTTTTATTGGTCTTCCCATTTGTTTTCTCCTTTAAAGGAGTCCAATCCCAGTTCTCCTGGGTACGCGGTTGGTATATCCGCATAAGTCTTCAACTTGATTGTTGAAGCACGTTTGAACTAATGGTATTTATTATTGGTGGTAAATGATTAAGTGTGCATAAAAAAAGGGTGGTGTAATACAATCCGAAATTATGTCTACACCACCCCTAAGGTTCTTGTGCTTCTAGATTTTTATATGATTTCTATAGATTACTTTCTATTATAGATGTGATATAAAATCCAAACTGCTACTAAACCGATCAAGCCTTGATCAGAAAAGCCTTGCAGTACGCCCTGGATGTTCCCTATTACAGAAACATTTGGCCAGAACGGAATACCTTGACCATTGAAAAGGATTTCTAAAACGATTCCCAATGCAATTAAACTTACACCGACATCGGCAATTCCTTTTGCCCATCCTTTTATTTTCATCATGATATCCATGTTGGACCTCCCTTGATGTTTTTTTACGATTCACTGTTGTGAATCTGCAATTATTTAGAAGTGTAGATTCAAAATAAAACTACTATATTTGGTCTATGAACTGTATGACAGTGAAAAAAATTTAAAATGTGTGGTGTTAAAGATCGTACAGCCACAAAAAAAGGCGACATAAAGCCGCCTTTCTTTGAAAATAAAATAAGCCTTGGCTTACTTGAATTTTAAGTTTCCTGATGTGATGTCTACTAATCCAACGTAGTCAGCCGCGTTACCAAGTGATGATGCAGTGTTTGTTAACTCTACATAACCGTATCTTGTTAAGAAGCCTACTACTGGTTCGAAAGTAGCCGGATCTAACACAACACCTGAAGACATTAAAGGAATGTAAGGACAATAGAACGCTGGAGCGTCTGCCTCACTTGCACCTTTGTAACCTACAAGTACTGCTGTTCCATCTGAAGCATATGCGTCAACGTATACTCTCATAGAAGCGTTTAATGTACCAACAAATTTTGTGTTAGTAGGTGCTTCGAAAGTACCTTCAGTTGATCTTGCAAATGCTGAAGTTGTTGCAGATTGAAGAACTGTTAAAGCAGTTGGAGATACTACTGCGTAGTTTCCAGCGCCTCTTCTTGTTCTTGTTGCGATTTGGTTTGCAACTCTGTTGATTAACACAGCCAATGCCGCGTGTTCGTCACCAACGAATGTTGCTGTACCAGATACAGCAGATTGGTCAAAAGTCTCAGAAGCCGAACCGGCTAATGTTCTTAATGATCCAATGATCTCTTGGTCGATCTCAGCAGTAATCTCTTGAGCTAATGCCGCCATGATTTCTGCTTCTACATCAATCCCTTGTTGTGCTTGTGCATCTTGAGCCGCTTCAAAAGTCCATCTAGCACTTAATTTTCTAGATTTCGCTTCAACCGGTTGTTTCAAGATCTGGATTGACATTCTCTTACCAGGTGTACCTTCTAAAGAGGCTGTTGAAGCACCTTTAGGTGTACTGTTGTTCTGGTTACCAGAGTATGCTTTCGCAATTTTGAATGGAGATAATGCTTCTTCACCAGCAGTTGCATTTGATGCCACTGTGTCTGCATATCTTATTCTTAGTGTGTGAATTTGTCCAACTGGACCAGTCATCGGCTGTACACCAACGATTTCGTTAGCGATAACAGTCGGCATAACCCTTCGTATCACAGGAAGTATCACACGGTTTAACGTAGCAACGTTACCGGCGCTAGTAGCACCTGCTGTAGACTGCTCTGACAAATACCTTTTAGTATTTTCCAAAACCACGTCCATAGTTTTTTTCTTGTTGCCTTGTAAACCTTCAGTTAATGCGGCTTTAGTTTCGCCCCATTTTGATTCAAATAGTTCTGACATTTGAATATTCCCCTTAGTTTAATTGTTAAACACCCGCCAACTTGCGAATGTCAGTTAAATCAGCATCTTCCCTTTGTGCTCTGTCACCACTTGCTTCACTAATAACTTGTTTAGTTGATGCAACCGGTTTGTCAGCCATCACGTGTGGTAGATACTTGTCAAATGAAGTCTGCAACTTGTTAGTTTGTACACTTTCAAGTAGTTGTGCCATTACTTCACCTTTTTCTTTGCCCAATGGTTTGAGCATCTCAGCCATCTTTTCCTTGCGTTCCATCAAGTCCGCTTGTCTTTTCGCTTCCGCGTCCTTGGACTCAATCACCGCTTGTTTCTCTTCGACAGCCTTCTCAGCGTCTCTTAATTTAAGAGTAGTTTCATCAACTATCTTCATTAACTTCGCAGACTCAGATTTCTCATTTAAGTAAGAATTCTGGTACTCCGATGCAAACGCTTCGAATATTTTCTTACCAAAGTTGATTTCTCTAGCAGATGCGATGTCTTCTTTCAGTGCTTTGAGCTCTTCTGAAAGTTTTCTGTTCACTGCCGCTTCTACAACTTTAGCAGATTTTGTTATGAAAGCCTCTTTCATCTTAGCCATTTGTTTTTTGGCTTCGGCTACTAGTTTGACTTTCGTTTCCACAACACCTTTTTTGTCTTCATGGAACTCTTTGATTTCTTTTGCAAGAGCATTTACTACGAACTCTTCCATTTTCTTGAAGTTTTCATGAACACCTTTACGGTCTGTGTGAAGTTCTTTTAACTCTTCTGATAATTTTGAAAGGATAAACTCTTCCAATTTAGCAGAATGTTTGCCAACATTTTCTTTGTAGGCAACTTTTTCCTGTGCTAATGCTTTTCTGTCTTCCACGAATTTAGTGATTTCCTCAGATAACTTTTCAGTCATCATGTTGTCAATCGCTTCGATCATGTTAGATTTGTCATGCTCATATCTTTTAGCAAACTCTTCTCTTAACTCAGCACTAACAGTGTCTCTGTTTTCTTTGATTTTGTTGTCCCAAGCCTCTTGGATGCTTTTTTGCACATCTTCTGAGATAGCGCCTGATTCAACAAGTTTTGATATTGCGTCGATCATTTTATTTTAGGTCCTTTATTATGTTTGTAAGTGCCTCTTTGAGGAACTTTTGTGCTTTTACATCATTTCTCACTTCAGCCGCCAGACCCTTTGCCATGTTACCACCTTTGGTATTCATTAGGTGTTCGTAAATTGGCGTTGGGTAAGCACCCGGTGCCGAAGGTTGGGCCACAACATCAACTGTGATGATCTCGAAATCTGAAACTTCGCCGCCACCGTATTCAGAAATGTTACCACTTCCTCTTGACGATACGCCTAGTTTCACACCGGATTCCAACATAGTTTTGACAAGTTGACCCATTGGTGTTGGCAAAATTTTAAGTTTGCCGTATCCATTTGGACCGTCCATCCACATTTCGGTAATCATGTGAGACACTCGGTCCAAATTAATCTTTAAATCATCTGGATGGTCTACTTCTCCAAGCACACTGTAACCTGATCCGATCTGATCATTAAGAGTTTTTACTGCTTTGCCAATTTCGTTTACTGGGTAAACTCTTTGGTTAGCATTCTTAATGCCTCCTTGAATACAGATTCCCTTCATGTACAAATCTTTTCCGTTTTCGCCCTCGTGTAAGATCTGTACTCTCGCCTGATCGTAGGTTAGATGTTCTCTTAGATATAGTGACATTCCAAACTCCCCTTATCTACAATTACTTTTTAGCAACTGGAGATTTTGCTGATTTGTCTGAACCGTCTGCTGTTTGAGGTTTTACCTCTTTCATTTTTGGTTCAGTTGTAGCGTTCATGCTTTTTGCAGTTGGAGCCGGTCTTCCTTTTTCTTCTGCTCCGCCTTTAGCGATGTTGTCACCACCTTTTGGTAATGTGCTACCTGCATCTTTTACTGGAGATGCTTTGTGATCAGCATGGTCGGCATTGTCCGCTTTAGCCATGTTCTTGTATTCTTTTACAGTCTCTTTGGCTTCTTTGCTTTCCAATGGCATTTCTGCTGGAGTCTCTGCTGGCATTTCAACGGCTTCGTCTGCGTCGTCGTCTTTACCTGCCTGCATTTTCTCGAATTCTGCTTTTAATTCATCTAAAGCGTCTTCCAAGT